AAAACTGTATCCTCTTACTTTTGCCATTAGTTCTTCTACTTTTTTAGCTTGCTGTAATTCTTTTTCAGTAGGCTTATACAATAGAGATTTTTCAAGATGATTGACTAATAGATCAATCCTTTCTTTGTATATGCTTGTGTAAGCGAAGTTTGAAGGGTCTTCTCTAATATAAAGCAATTGATCTATACCATTTTTAATTCTATCTTTTTCAGCAAATCTAGTGCTCATCCATCGAGGTGTTCCAACTGTTTGCGTAAAATGTGTTGGTATTTTCCTGTTATATTTGTTAGATAATTTTTCTAACCATTTATAGAATTTCAAATAATGATCTACATTATATTTCATGGTTGTGTAATTTGCTATGACTTCATGTTTTAAATTTTGTAATGCATAACTTAGATTATTTTCAATATCATCAAAACTATATCTTCTAATCCATTCGTATGTTTTACCAGTACCATCTAAACTTACATCAATAGAAAAATTAGGAATAGTATTCAAAAAATCAATTGTTCTTTTATTAAAAAAACTGCCATTAGTATTAGTTTGTATTTTAACATTTTGATTTTTTTCTAAAACCAGTGTTACAAAATATTCAAATCTTTTATCGTATAGAGGTTCGCCCCCTTTTATTTCTATCATTCTAGTTTCATTACTTACTAAACTTGCAATATCTTTTAATTGATCGTAAGATAATGCCCAGTTCTTTAAAGTAACTGTGTTTCTATTTTCCCTAAACCAAGGATCAGTTTTATCAAATTCTAAATCCCATTTTAACCATTGGCTAGAAAAATTGCTGCTGCACATAATGCACTGTTGATTACAACTGTTGCCAAAAGCAATATCCATATGCAAAACTTTACCTACATTTCTTTTAGAAAACTTTCTAGTTGCATCAGGAAACCATCTTTGTGTTTTTTGTTTACGAGAAATTAATCCTTCTTGCTCTTTATTTTGGCATGTAATACATTCAGGAATAAAACCTTTATTAAATTCTTTGTTTCTTGCTTCTAAAATTCTTCTACCATTTAAGAAATATTCGCTTATACTTTCTACATCATCAATGTGGACAAAATCTAAACTAGCACAGCATGGATTTATAGCACCATATGCTGTTATACACAACCCATGATAGATTACAGGACAGGTTACTTTTTTACTCATTTATAATATCCTCAAATATTGGAAAAACTTTTAAAAATTTGTCATCCCATCCTCTACGCTGATTTACAAGATTTAGATATTCTCTAGTTTCAGGAAGTCTTGCACTCCAGTCTTCTGCGTTCATAAAATTTATTATACCTTTAAAACGCTTGATACCATAAGGAGCATTTAAAAATTGTTCCTGCGTTATACCACTTTCATGCACTCCTGTAAAGCGCATCCAGTTTTCTTCTATCCAAGGATAAAATTCATTTTGGTATTTGTCTGTGATTTGTTTTTTAATATCTAGTGGTAATACTTTTACATTTAGTTGCGGAGGCCAATAAGCAAAGTGCATGTTAATACCTCCTGCACCAAGCGGCCACTTGTTTAATTTACGAAATCCTTGGTCAACTTTCCATTGTACAAACTCTGGAATGTAGGCAACATTTAGTGCAAGTATAGTTGTTGCTGTAGTTACTTCTACATTATCGCTTGTACCATCTAGTTTCCAAAATACTTCTTCTTGATGTTTCCAGTTGCTAGGATAACGGATATAGTCATTCTGTTCGCCTAGAGCATCAATTGAATAATGAAATCTCACACGCTTAAACTCTGACCATAGATCAAATAAATCATCTCTCCATTCAACAGCATTGGAGTTGTAGCGAAGTTCTATGTTTTTAGCATGTCCTCTTTTGATACATTCTTCAAGTAGTTCATAGTGTTCGTCAATAATTAAACTTTCACCTCCCGCAAAATATAGCTGATACATATGCGGAATTTGATCCATTAAGTCAGCCCAAAATCTAGGATTGTTTTTGTGCCAATTGTAACTAGCACCATGCACTTGGCCTTTGTTTTTCCACTGGCTTGTGTTTTTTAATTTTTCATTTTGCATTTCAGGATAAATTGCTTGCCAATCTTTAACCCATCCCGAACTGTCGTGTGGACTACACATAACACAACTTAGTTGGCACTTAGTACCCATTCTAAGGTCTATGTAGCGTATCTTAGGAGGAATACTACCATCTTCCTTAGTTTCATCTACCAACTGTTGTAGGTCGTATCTATTGCCCCAGTACTCTGTTTCCCAATTACGCTTTGATAAATGTCCTGCTTCCTCTTCTTTGTAACACTTTAAACAACTAGCAGGCTTTTCGCCACGCAACATCATCTTGCGTACATTACGCATGTATGAACTATTCCATGCTTGCTCTAGCGTTGTATGATTGAAATTGGCAGGAATACCGTCATCGTTTTTCACAATACCAACTTCTCCGCCTCCGATTTTTATATTTGAATCAGGATCTTGCACACTACTTGCATTAGATGTACAACATGTTCGCATCTTGCCGTCAGGTCTACTTGATAAGTGTAACCAGGGAAGTGCGCAGAAGGTTTCAGAAGGCAACGGTTTATTTGACATACTACTACTTATTTGAATTGCTCAGTGAAGGGATCAAACTCGGCGCCACACTTTGTAGCACATACTTTTAGTTTACCTTCAGAGCAACTAGGCTTGGCCCAGCTTTCTTGTATTCTATCAAATATGCCTGTGGCAAAAACTTTTTCCAACCCATTGCGAGCATCTAGTGCATCTTTATCAATGAAGTCCCATATTTGTTCTACTTTTGGATCTTTGTGCCACCATTTATACATGCGTCCAGCAGTCCAACAACAGGGTAACGCTAGTCCTTCTGCTGTGATGAATAAACTATTTTCTTTTTTAACTTTACAAATAATCGGAGTAGCATCATAATACGCATCCATACTGCCGTATTTCTTTAGTATTATTTCTTGCTTGGTAAGAGCTTTGTTCTGGTACTTTGCATCTGGTTTTTTGAGCTCGGTTGTATCTTTGCCTTTGCGATCTTTGGCTTGATGCTTTTCTTTTTTGTTTGTGTTTGCATCTACAAATCTCCCTGTTTTCTTTTTTATAAACTTTTCAACACCCCAAGCATTTGCAAGTGCTTCTGCTTCTTCGACTTGATGTTGGTTATGTTCAAATATTAAAAAATCCCAACGAGCTCTGCCGCCAGCATCGATAAATGCTCGCATATTACGCTCGATATTTTTCCAAACTACACCTTGTCTGTAAATGTGATTAGTATCCTCAAGGCCATCCACGCTAAAAATAACAGCACCCATACGTCCGTATACCATCGCAAGTTTTTTCCACCAGTCGACATCTTTTGCTCCTCCGTTAGTATTCATACTTAGCCACATATTAGGATTATGTTTTCTAAAGTATTTGAATATTTCAAGTGTATCTCGTGCAACAATGGGATCGCCTAAGTTACCGCACATATACATTGTTTTTAACTGTGCGATAAACTTCGGAGGAAATATCAGTTTACAATCTTCTAGTCTAAGTTCATCAAGATTAATATGAGGATTAATGCCTTCGCCATTCATATTGCGATCACACATAGGACAACTAGCTTGACAGTTTTGTGTAACTTCTAAATGGATAGTTTTTATATCTTCGTATCTATACATCCATTACCAACTTTACATCTTTTCCTGGGCCCACCTTACTAGGTAAATCACCATATTGATCTATGTACCACTGTATTACAACCTTGTACCAGTTATGACTATTGTGATGTGCTTCTTTGTTAAACTGGTATATATTATTGTTTGTAGCTTCCATAGTGCTTAGAGCTTTTGCACTTTCAGTTTGTAATTGTCTAAGTGTAAGTTCGTTAAGCATTTAATTCTCCTAAAAAGAACACTTGAAAAAGTCTTGCTTCTTGTTTTTCTAATCCAAAGTATGTATCGCTTTTGTGCAAAAGACTGCCTTTGTAAAGGATAAGTCTGTTATATACATTCCCTATTGTTATGTCTTTTTTAAATTTTGTTAGATCATATACTTCTTTAGGTCTATCTATTTCCTTATCCTGATAAAGTATTGTTCCAGACTCGAGAGGAGCGTTAGGTGTTAGATAACACACGCCAGCCCATTCTCTTACATCTCTGTGTATCCAACTTCTTTCAAGAGCAGTTGTATATTGGAAACTACCAGTACTTCCATCTTCATTATTCCAAGTTATATTGCCCAAAATTTGTGTAATTTTATCTTTAGCTTCTTGTGATAAAAAACTTTTTGTTCTGCGACCTGGAAAATTACCCTTTACATCAAATTCTTGTGCAAGGGCAAGTTCTCTAACACTGTCCGGATTATCATAAAAATTGTCTATTACAATAATTTTGTTTTCCATTACTTGTATCCAATCCTCATATATCTAGTATATTTGTCTAGTTCAAGTTCTCCTGTAAACAATACTTTACTTAACGGTGCTATTTCTGCAAAATGTAAAGTATCCTTTACACAATTTATATGCTCAGGTAAATTAAAATAATTATTACTTTGTAATATAACTAGTTTGCCTTCAGGAATGTTATCAAACCACTCGTCAAAATTTTCTATATGTTCACAACTAGTGTTGATTACAGTGTTTGCACTTTCTTTTAATTTTTCTATACTGCCGTTACTTTTTATAGTTTCAAATTCAAACTCGTTATATTTTAACTTTTGTATATCTAAAGTTTGGGCTTTAAATTTCCAACCATCTGTTGTAAGTGTTTTATTAAAAGTTTCTGCTATTTTCCAAACGTCAGGATCAATGTCAAAACTTCTAATTCTATTAAATCTTATTTGTTGTTCTTGAAGCATAGGAACAACAGTTGCATACCATCCTGCGCAAATAAACACATTACCTAGTTCAACATCTAATTTTTTTAAGGTTTCTACCAACCATAGTTTACTTTTAAGTTGTCCTCTGCTAAAACAATCCTTATCAAATTTAGGATTGCTGTATAGTGCCTTTAATGGTTTAATATATTGACTGTGCGTTAGTTTATCTAAAGTTCTCCATAGTGCATAAGGATCATTGTCTAAAACTTTAAAAATATCTTCATGTCCTGTAACAAGTCTTTTTAAACTGTTTAGGTCTTTGTCATTATAAAATCTTCTAATATCTGTTACCGGCCCTTGATATAATATTTCAAATCTATCTAATAAATCCTTTACTTCATTTTGATTTAACTCAATAGGCTGTTCTTGTGCTATTCCATAATTTTGATTGTACTGTTCCTTAAGCCAATCGAAATCGTTTATTCTGTTTAGTTGTTCGATGTTATTTTTGTTTTCGTTTCCATATGTTCGTCCTGCTCTTGCTCCATCAACAGCATAGTTTGCAAATGGTATAGATTCATCTGCATCTTTGCACCAAATATCTAACCGTTCATCAGTTTCATGTTGCTTTTGTCTATCAATAACACTACTGGCTAATTTAGCACATTCTCTGAATCCACTTTTCCAGGCGCTGAAAGCATCTGTGTTAAATGCAGTAATGTTACTAACTACTTTAATTGGTTTAAAATGTCTGCTAATACTAGTGGTCATATCAGGTTTTGTTATATCCATGTCTAGCGTTGCTTGTCTAGGGAACAACTTGATACCACCGTAACCATATTCTAACCCATTTACAGGGTTAGCACTGCGCCAGACCTTTACATAGTTCTTTTCTTTATCTGGAGATCTATAATCAAAATTAAATCCATCTACTATTTCAGCATCACCATCTACAATCCAAATTAAATCAGTGGTGCATAACTTTGCAGCTTCTCTATGTGCGTTAGGAATTCCTTTTACGCCGTCAACTCTTTTTGCTCTTGGAAACTTTTCTTTTAGTGCATCATAATTTTTATTAGCATTAGGTTCATTGTATGTTATCATTACAATGTCATATTCTGCTGTTTGTTTATCTGTAAGGAAAGTTTGAGGTGTTCTTTCCGGCGGAACATATACACTTTTAAAAAACTTGCTCTGTTCTTGGTTATATTGATCAATAGGTATATTTAAATCAAGTTCGTGGTTAAGAGTATATCCTAACCCCATAATTTCATAATCTAGTTTGTCTTGGTCTATTTTGCTGTATTCTTCTTTCCATAACTTATTTAGGTACTCGAAGTCTCTAACATTTACATGATCCCAATCTGTACAATTTGTTTTATAACAACCTTCTCTGGCGCCATAAATTGCCCATTTACCGTTAACAACATCTTCACCAATATTACACCATATCCTTAATCTGTCTAAGTTTTTCCTAGGAACTTGATCTGTAAACTGATTAGGATTAGCCGGTAATCCTTCTAACAAGCTCATCTTGACACCTTCACGGAATCCTGCTCTCCATGCTTGTTGTGGTGTAGCATTATTATATACATAACTATAAATTTTATCAACTTGAAGATATTGCAAGTCCCAACAAAAATCTACCTGTGCTTGAGCATTATTTGGATCTGCATTTTCGTGGGTACGCATAGTTTTAACAAGATCAGTCGGCCAACATTTTATGCCACCATTACCGTATGTTAATCCGTTGATCATGTTATAGCCGCTCCAACTGATTACACACTTACTCAAATCTACATCATCTGCAAAATGTAATACTTCGCTTATAAATTTTCCGTTGATTTTATTATCACCATCGATAGTAATAAAGCGTTCGGTTGTAGCAAGTTCTGCACATGCTTTGTGTGCTGCATCTGATCCTTCTACTCCGTGTACACGCTTTGCCCATGGTATTTTTTGTTTTAGATCATAATAGTTTTCCTCAGCATTGGGTTCGTCGTAACTAAGATAAATTATATCATAATCGTATACTTTAAATTCTTGGCTCATTGTATCTCCAAAGAACATTTAGCAAATGTTTTATGCACTATCCATATACTTACGCTGTCTGCATCTTGTTCAATTGGATATTTAAAATCAAAATTACAATCTAAATCTGTAGCTGGAAAGTGCATAGCTCTAATTAATTTATTAGGATTATCCTTTTCTGTTACTGCAAAAAATAAGTTACCTGTTATATTAGATATCTTTTTAAATTGCCAATTGCTACCGTGGGACACTACTAAATCAGCATCAGTGATTTTTTCAATTTTATGAAAGGCTTGGTTAAACTCAAATTTGTTTTTGTATTTTTCTATTGGTGTTAGATTTAATTCCTGATCCAATACATAATCGTTTGTATTTTTATTTCCTAAAATAAAATCAATTACTTCGTCTTTTTGTTTTATTACAAAGTCCTGTAAAGAATCATTTTTTTCATTAGTAATTGAAATTATTGTTCTTTTTTCTTTTTCATAGTATACATAAAACATTAAACAATATCCTCAATATAATGTATAATACCCTTTTGTTTAAAAGTGCCTATATGTAAATCATTATTGGATCTGTAAAATCCTAATTTATCTGACCATTCGTCTGAAGGTTTTTCTAAACCTTGTGCAAAAGGTTTCATGTGAACAAACATTGGATCTATTGCTGTATAAGCTACATCATTATAACAATCTAATATTTTTGTAGCTAGACAAACTGCAATATCCATACTAGGAATCTTTGGATTCCTATTAGGTAAGAATTTTTTATAGCTTTCAAGATTAGTATTAATTTCTAATACCAAGTTAAAAAACTTTTTTGTAAATTCTGTTTTTTTAAAATAGTGACATGCTACATACAAACTAGGCAAGTCGTTTTGTAACCAAGTTTTTCTATCATATGTTATATCTAATGGTTGTTGCCTGTATGTATGTGCCTGGCTAATAAATGCAAGTTCTTTATTACTGTTTGTTTTCCACCAGTAATCTAGATCCTGTGTAACCAAACAATCACTTTCAATAACAGTAGTTTCTTCATACGGGGACCACTGTATTAACTTTGATCTATTAACTACATGAAATTTATCTTCGTTTTTTTCTACAATAATAATTTTATCAAACAAATCATTATCTATTTTTTTGTCAGTAACTAACGCAACGGGTCTAGTATCATTTAAATTTCTTAAACTTTCAGCACAATTTATAGCATATTTTATATGCATCTCGCCCTGGGCATATAATAAATATCCCTGGTTCATAATATTTTATCCAAACTAAACTTATTCATACAATGCACATTTAATTGACTTGTTCTTACTACTGTATTTTTCTCTGAAAGAAATAATATTTTGTCATTATCTAATTCTAATAGTGTATCTCTATCAGTTACATAGTACTTTGTGCCTGGAAATTCTCCAATACTATCTGCACTAACAAAATCATTTAAGATATGTGCGGCAATACTAAATGCAAAATCATTTCTATAGACCCTTGTTTCTAATTGATAAAGAACTCGATAGTAAGAATAATTTTCGTAAATATGTTCTAGTAGTTCAAAAAAGATCTTTGCAAATTTAGATTTTTTAAAATATACACAAGTTGCCCAATAAAATTTTGGACCAGTATCGCTAATCCATTTAAACTCATTTGTTATTTCCCTTGATCCAGTTAAATCAAAACTGTTGTGATACATTAGTAAAGTTTTATCTTGTTCAAAACATTTTAAAAAATCGTTATTACATATAATAAAATCACTATCTAAAATAATAGTTTCATCATAAGGAGTTAGTTCGTAAGCAGATATTCTTGCACAATTTTTAAAATTTAATTTAACACTATCTGTTCCGTTTCTATATGTTTTTTGAGTCATATAGGTATTACCACTAAATTTGATAATGCTATCAAATGCATCATTAACAATATCTATATCAGTAATTAAAGTTGTTGGCAATCCAAGATATCGTTTTGCTCTATTAGCCAGATCTATTGCTTGTTTAATATAGTCTATTTGTTCATTATTAAATGCAAAGACTAATATTCCTTTAGACATTAATAATTCCTGCTACTGTTTTACTTGATGTAATTTTTTGATATTCAGTATGATATGCAGAAATAGCATTATTGTATTTTTCTTTTATTATTTTCAAAAATTTAGAAACATTGTCTATATGTACAGGAATGTTGTTGTCATCTAGAAGTATTATTGACTTCTTGTTCAATTCACAAAATGTAATTAGTTGCTGTGTAATAGTAAACTTGCCTGCATTGTGATAGTGTACACACGAATCAATAAATTTCTGATGAGCTAGTTTTTTTTGATTAAAAAGTGTATGAGAGTAATTAGCAAACTCTAATGCATCTGTAAGTCTTTTATCCATATTAAACTCCTAGTCTTGTATATTATATACAAGAAATAGCAGTTTGTCAATAGTTTATTGGCTTATAAATTGCTTGAATTTGTATAGCCTGGGCCAGTAACACTAACATTACTACCAGTTGCACGAAGTTGTTGAATTGTGCTTGTGAGAGTACCTGTAACATTTTCATCAATAGCCGGGCCTGCCGGGTTGGGGTCAATACCTTGCGGACCAACTGGCTGTTGGTCACCAACATCATTATCTTCAAATCTTACATTAAATCTTAATATAGTTGTACTGTCTTGTCTTGCCTGTATTTCGTATTGGTTTTCTGCATATACACCAGTACCGTTTTTTTGGAAAATTACCTGATATGTACCTGTTAAATCATAGTTACCTATGCTAGTTCCTGTTCCAGAACCTGTTGATGTAGTAGCAGTGTATCCAAATTTGATTGTTCCCATGTTGCTTAACATAGTCAACCAGTCATTATATTTTGATCCTGAACTACCGCTTAAACTTGCACTAAATCTTATTTCGCCGCCGGCATTAAAAAAGAATCTACGCTGATCGGCGCTACCAAATGTTACAGTAAATTCATGATTAACTGTACCATTCCATGCAGTAGTTCTTTGGCTCGTAATTGCTGCTTCAACTGAACTGTTGCCGCCGTCTATAAGTAATTTGTTTGTTTCAATAACACCTACAGCAGTTTCGTAATCGTTAAATCCTTCGTCTGTAACTGTTAGTGAAGAAACACTTGTTCCACTAGCGTCTGCGCCAATAACTTGACCTACAGCAATATCGCCAATTGCCGCATTAGATCCGCTTTGGTGATTATTTGCTTTGTTAATATCTGTTCTTAGATCATCAAAATGTGCAGCTGTAATTGTTTGCCCTACACTAACTTGTCCGCTTGTTAAAGTCTGTCCGTAGCCATCAATGCCCGAACCTGTACCCATAACAGTATTAACACGACTTTGTATGCCATTATACTGAGCTGCTGTAATTGAATCGCCAGTGGTAACTGCCATATTAATTTCCTTTAACTACACACTTATTTATAATCATTAGATAGCAATCTCAACTAGTCTGATGCCTTCGTCTGTATTATCTTCTAAACTTTTTCCAACTACACACCAAGCACTCGGAGATGCACTATCGCTTCTAAGTGCTGTGGCTGTTCCAGCTGATGGTCCTGTAACTAGTATGTCGCCTTTTCTAACTGGGCCTTCTACCTTACAAGGAACACGACCTTTTAGTGCTATTGCAACACCTTCTATGCCATCATTCATTAAATGTGCAGGATTAGTTGATACAACTCCTGCTAATCGTGTATCACAAAATGATTTGCATTCTGTAACTTCTGCTGTTCCGCCAAACACTAATACTGTGCCAGGCTCGTAATCTGCATCAGCTGTGTATTTTTCTGCTAAGTCAGCAAACTGTGCAGAAGTAGAAGTTCCTTGGAACACATTTGCGTATAAGTGTCCCGACCCGTCTCTAGCAGCTACTGTATTTGCTGTAGCACTTGTTGATGCGCTTCTTGATACTCCGCCCACTTCTAATGTTTGTGAATTTGTTGCAGTACCGTTGAATGTTGTAGCATAAATTGTACTAAATGCATTTCCACTAGCACCAATATTAATTGTTTCTGTTCCTGACCAACTACTTACATTACTATAACCTGGTAAAATTGCTGTTGCTGTTAAACGCATAGGCATTTTTTGTGCAGAACTACTGTTGTTGACCTGGAAGTATATTTGCTGGCCTTGTTCGTTAGCAATAAGTCCTTTGTTGTCATCTACAATCTTGATTACTAAGTCATTTGCATCGCCGACTGCTAATCCAATATCAGCAAATTCTGTTAATGTTGCAAATGACGTTGACTCGCCGGCTCTTGAAATAACATAGTCGCTTGCATCAACACCGTTAAGTTTTAGTGCGTTTGACGCTGTACCCCAAAATCTGTGTGAAGTTGATGTAACACCACCTGTTGAATTTAAAGTATTTTTAAGTGTAACACCTTGTCTAATAACATCAAAACCGGGGTAGTCTGATGCATCTTCTGTGCCTATAGTAAATTGTTGGGCACTAATAATGTGTATAACTTCGTCATTAATAACAGATTTAATTACAGGTCTTGACGTTCCGCCATTATCTCTAATATTAGTACTTTGAAATTGTGTTACAGTTTCGCCAACGCCTTGTGGTCCAACTAGTACAAAAGAAGTTCCATTGTATGCATACAACTGTTCATTACCGGTGTCCCACCAAAAGTCGCCTTCAGCAAGTCCAGCAGGGGTAGTACTGCTTACTTCAGCGCCGCCAGTTGTTCTCCATTTAGAACCATCATAAAATTTAAGTTTACTATTTCCAGTATCAAACCAAATTTGACCATTTATTGCCTTTGGTGGTTGATTTGCTCCTGCAAAGTTTTCTAGCAAAAATACAAAGTTTTCGTTTTGTATTTCTCCGTACCCAGCATAGTTTTTACCAACAAGTTTTAGGTCGGTAGTCTGGTCGATAGTACCATCTTCAACTACTGTAAGCTGAGCAGTATTATATCTGTTAATTGTGTATGACATATCTTACCCCTATTATACTTTATTTATCGCTTTTCATACTTTAAGTTACCGTCTGTAGTGTTCTTTGCACAAACACCCAATTACTGCCAGATGCTGTGTATTCATAAATATACCTAGTTGGTGTCAGGCTAACAACACCACTAGCAGTATTACTTTCACTAATATCTTGGATAACACTTTCAGAACTGCTAACATTGTCTTTATCAACGCTAATTGTTGATTTTGTTAAAACACCACTAGTGTCCGGACTTGTTGTAATATCAATTTGAATTCCCGATACTGTTGATCCAGTATATGAAGTTGCTAAAACATATGCTGTAGTTCCTGTCTCAACAGTTGATGCAGCTTTCATATTTTGTAAAAGTGTTTTGATACTGTCTTTTGGACCGTCACCTGATCCAATCGCCGCAGGATCAGTTAAACCTGTGACATCCATACTAAGGTAAACATCCTGACTAGCAATTTCTACATCTACATAGTTTTTAGTAGTTGCATCTGTAGTTGCTGTAGGTTCTGCTAGTCCTGTAATATTTTGACTGTCAATAGTAATATCGCCGCCGGCTACAATATTTAGACCTGCGCCGTTAATTCTTTCAATAGTAGCACTGTCTAATTTTATATTATCAACTGTTAACTCTGATTGTACACCAAGTATTGTAACACCTAATGCACTTGTTACTGTGCTACCTAATGTAGTTTTAGTTAAAATGCTTGTACCATCTATATTATATGACGGATCCGGATTTCCTACATTTGCTTCTAAATCAATATCAACATTAGAAGTAAAACTATTAGTTGATTGTTCCCATGTCCAATCTTTGCTACCGTTTGAGCTTCTTAAAATAATTCCGCCGCCATCTATAGTAGCATCATCACCTTCGGTACTATCATCTAATAGTCCTAATTCAATATTTTTGTCTTCAACCCTTAGTGTGCTTGTATTTAAATATGTTGTGTCACCTTCAACTAGTAGGTTACCACCAACTGTAAGGTTGCTTGTAAATCTTCCATCTCCTGTTACATCTAATGAATAACTAGGATTTGCCTTCCATATACCAACTTTTTGTTCGCTAGTGTCAACATATAATGCATTAAGAAAACTTGCTCCAGATCTTACTCTTATTGCTAAATCTGCATTACTTTGCTGGGCTTCAAGTGATGTAGTTGTTCCAGCTATTTTTAAAATTGTATATTCTGTTTCCCCAACGCCAACACTTAATCCTGCACTATTTTTTATTCGCAAGCTACCTGTTGTAGCACCATTTGCATCAGTTGGTAGAAAATTTTCTGCTGTTTTTGTTACACCGGCATCATCTAGTAGTCCTTTAGCACTTGTTGCTGTGCCTCTATAAAAGAATTCCGAATTTACTACATTAAAACCTTTTTCTAATAATTGTCTATTTAATGCATCTCCAGAAACTAAAGGATAACCTGCTAGTGCAAATTCTGGAGGAATATAAAAAGTTTCCGGAGAATACACCCCTACTAACGATCCTCCTAAAAATAGTTTTAATATTGTGCGCTGTACATCTGTAGTATCAAGCTGAGAAGAAACTTCAAATCCGCTTTTTCCTTGCACCGCACTGTACTGCGGTCCTACTAATGTTAAATCTGTACCATCCCAAATATAAAGTTTGTTTTCTTCATTATCAATCCAAATGTCACCTACATTTAAATTACTTGGTTGAGTACTACTTACTACTGAACCCGTTGCAGGTCTAAAACTAGTACCATCATATACTTTTAATCTATTGTCTTGTTTATCAAACCATAACTGGCCGACCATTGGATTTGCTGGTTGACTAGTTGAAGCAAAATTTTCCATTAAGGCAATAAAGTTTTCGTTTAAAAACTCTCCAAAGCCCTTATAATTTTTTCCGATGAGAGTAATATCTGTTGTGGTCGTATCTAAAATGCCGTCGGTTAGATCAACAAGTAATTCACCATCTGTTCTGTTTAGTCTATAACTCATCTATTCTTACCCTCCAGCATATATAATAAAGTTCATTGTTATAAACGGATTCATTACACTAATTGCTTCGCCTAAATCATCATCTGTTAAAACACCACCACTACTCGGATATGCTTGACCTGCTCCAGTTCCAGTAGGTGAATCGTAAACGATTGCATCGTTATCATTAGGTGTTCCACTTACGTCTCTGATAGCATAATACTGGTCTCCGCTTTCGCCTCTTAGGTCATGTTCGTGTTCTGGAAGATTCTCTGTTGCTATTGTAATTGTTTCATTACCGTCCTTTGCACCTAGTACATCTGCTGCTATAGCTGTTACAACATCAGCACTTGTGCCGCCCATGTTATCAGCACCCATTGGCATTCTACCACGCATGTCTGGTACTGCAAAATATCCCGATGTTGGTGATGCTTTATATGTTGTTCCTACAACATCATATAAAGCGCCATATTGACTAATCAATTGTTCAGTGCCGTCACATAATAACCAACCTATCGGAGCAGCAGTTCCGGCAAACGGAACTACAGTGCCTACCGGTACTATTCCCTGGATTGCACTAAACAAGTTTTGTCTGTTTATTTTCTTAAGACCTGTGTCTCCAGTTGTTCTGTTAATTAAGAACTCGTCATCTGGTTGTGAAGTTAAAACATTAGTTTTACCTGCAACAATTTCGTTACTTAAAGTTGTGTTAAATAATTTAAGTGTGCCGCCAGTTTGTCCATCAAAAACAATATCATCTGCTGTAACATCACCCGATAATCTAAAAGTAGTTGCACTAGTAAGTCTGTCTGCACTGCCTGCTCTACCACTTACAGTTCCACTAACATTACCTGTTAAGTTTCCTGTAAAAGTTGTAGCAAACATGTTTGCATATTTTGCACTTGCACTACCAATGTTTCTTGTGTTGTTTTGATCAGGCTGTATGTTAGTTGTTGTAACGGTTCCAATAACATTAAGTGTTCCACCAATGTTTACTTTTTTAGCAACACCTAGGCCGCCAAGTGTTCGGATACTTCCGGTACTAAAATTTGAACTATCTGTTGTTGATGTTGAACGGATAAATCCGCTTGCCTGTATGTTTCCTGTAACGTCAAGTTCTTGTTCAGGCGCAACATTATTAATACCAATTTTTAAATCACTGTCAAGCCTAAGAACATTTTTAAGAATACCATCATTCTTAACTTTGAAGTCTATACTCGATCCAGCAATGTTATGTTGAAATACGCCTGCATTTCCTTCTACACCGATATTCATCTCAGCATTAATACCATAGTTAATACCTGAGTTATTTTGAACATTTAGAGGAAACGCTGTTGTACTTGTGACATCACCTCTTAAAAAATTTCCTGCTGCTACTGTATTTCCACTTACGATTAGACCTTCTGCTTTTTCAGCAGTTCCGTAAAACTTAGGTACGCCGTCACCTGTAATATTATTTGCACTTAAATTAAATCCTGGATTAAGTGTACTAAATCCTGGAATAACAACTTTAGGTGTAAAACTTCGGGTTGTTATAAGCGCCACCGGTTTAGCATCTACTTCAATTTGTAAAACATTGTAAGTTAAATCATCAGTTCCTATAACCGTAATTGGTGTTGCGCCTGTAACTAAGCCGTCACTAAAATTAGGTCCTACTAGCACCCAACCCGAACCACTAAACAAATATAATTGTTGATTATCTGTATCTACCCAAAGGTCACCGATTAAACTTTGTCCTGCTTGAGGAGCAGTACTTGCTTTTTTAAGGCCGCCGCTTGCTACCCAGTTAGTTCCGTCATAAACTTTTAATTGTTCCACACCCGGAGTACTGTCATACCATAACTGCCCTTCAACTGGTGTTGACGGTTCTGTAGCACTTGCAAAATTTTCTAACAAATGCAAAAAATTTGTAGCAATAGTTGTACCATATGCTGTTGTATTTCTACCAGGTAATCCTAATGATGTCTCTGTATTGATAGTATTATCTTCAACAGTTATTGTACCTTTGTTAGCTTGGTCCGTATATGCTATAGTATATGCCATCTATTATTCTCCAACCGTTCCTGCAAGACTTTGTATTCTTACAGTATAATCAATTTGAATTAACCTATTCAATGATTTTTGTACTGGGTGGAAAACAACATGTGTTAAAAGATTTCCAGTTCCGCTTGGAGAATAACCTTTTAGTCCTAGTTCATCAAAAACATATAAACTATTCTGATCCGTTGCTGTATCAAAAGCATCTTGGCCGCTAGGTTCTCCGTAATCTAGTAAACATGTAATTAATACATCAGTATAGTTTGTACCACTAACATGTCTTGTTTCAATTTTATTTCTTACTGGATCTGAGTTGTTAACACTATTGTCGTCAACAATTTTTGTGTATGTTTGATTATATAAACTTGCATTTGTTCCTGTACTATTAGGTGTTAAGTATGTAATAATACCTGTAGGATCAACACTAGTGCCGCCATTTCCGAAACTCATTTCATAGATCCAACCTTGGCCTCTGTTGCCAATGCTATCTGCTAGAGCTATACTCATGTTTTCGTAATGAATTGCGTTATTTTTATCAATATATACTTCGTTAGATTCAGGATCAAATATTTTAATATGACCTTTAACTAATATACCACTTTTATCATGTAAATTATCGTTCATTTCTTTATCCTACTGTGTTATTTATCCGGGCAAGTCAACCTGTGCTGATCGTAAGAATCTGCCGATGTCTGTATCTGCTTCACTTACTGGAGTTCCTGGATCAGTCCATAATCTTCCTTGTTTCCTAACAATTATAACCTTTTGGTTTTCTCCTGGGGTTTCTAATAGTACTAGTTCGTTTTCATTTTGTAACGAAAATTCTGCTGGTAATGTAACATCACCTTCTGGCGAATCTTGGTTTATAGCTTGATCTGCTGTTGCATAAGCAGTTCTTATATCTGTGTCTAGCTGGTAACTTTGCAGTTCTGCTTTCCTTAATCTACGCCCTGCAACAAATACTTCAAACTCATTTACACTATTAGGTGTAAAATCAAGTTCGTAAATTGCACTTGTGCCGTCTGCTGTAAATATTGTAGTAAGAGTTTCATCTTTATAAGGCATAGTTGCTGTAATACTTTGATCGTATATTTCAGTGCCTATTTCATAAACATTCTTTACACCAGTTCCTAGTGTTCCTCTTCTAAGTTGTTTTAAGTAGTTTCCATCTTTTCTAAAGTATTCAATTCTCTCGCCCTCTACAAATATAACCGCAGGATACTTAGAGCCTGCTACTGGATCTGGCAAGTTACTTGCATCTTCAACACTTATAACTTTGTCGTACCAATTCAGAGATTCTGCTAATCTAAAATTCTTAGTTCCGTCAAGTCTTTTATACACATCTCTGTTTAATATATCTTTAAACTGTCTCCACCCAAATTTGTTTGTTAATGTTTGATTTGCAAAATGGAAGGTTTCAATAGTGTCATTGTCTGTTAACGGTTCAACTAGTTTTACACGCAATTTGTCTGGTGTAATTACATAATCTAAAGATGCATTTAATAAGCTACCATTTTTGACTACCCAAACATATTGATCATCTACAGCCGGACTTTGTAAGTTAACATATCCTACTCTTAGTTGTCTAAGTTCATACCAATCTGCTGTTCCTGAATCTGGCGTAATACTTCCTTCTAATTCAACTATTTCAAATACATCACCTGCTACAGTTACTAGTCCGATATTTGCAATATCAATAACATTTTGTCCAGCACCTTGTATTGTTGTAGTAATTGCATTAGGGTTTACCTGTTCTGGTGTGCCGAAATTAGGGTCGTCAATTCTTGTATTATTAAAGTATAATGCATACTTTTTATTGTACTCTAACGGTGGTAGAAGATTGATGATTGCTGTGCTACCATCAAGTTGGAATTTCTGTGAAGTTGTATTTGTTCCAGGTGATAATATAGTTCTTTCAACTACATCAAGATTTTGTCTTTCAATTCCTTGACTGTCATGATTGCTAAATTGATAGACAGTGATAGTATCACCAACTGCATAATTTTTATTAATATAAAGTGTGCCAGGAGTACTTACAAACTCTCCGTCTGCATCAAAGTATCCGTATCGATAATCGCCACCGCTTTGTGTACTATCATCCCATCCCGTTATATATACTCTTAATACATCACCTGGATTACCTACATTAGGATTCAATATAATTGCACTTCCTGCTTGTTGACTCAAAGGCAGTATAGGATTAAACGCTCCTGCTCCACTATAATCCCACTCTTGGATATATTCTAGTTCTGTTCCGTTTAGATAAACCTTTAACTGAGCAGAACTAACACTTCCAGTAGGAACTTGCCATAACTTTAGTTCATATTCTTTACTGTCTGTTAAAACAAATTTTTCAGTATATCCTGCGTTAAGTATCTCGTCATTTATTCTAACAATAGTAAACCACTCTTGAGGTGCTTGTGTAAATGGTGTTTGTGTAAGATTATAAGATGTCGTACTTCCGTCACTTTCAAATGTATCAACTGTAACTGCACTGTAGTTTTGTACCACTCCTTCAAAAATTGCAAATCTAACAACACTATCCACTTTTGGTGGTGTTGCAAATCTAATTACAACTCTGTTAGACGATGCATATGAATTATTACTTTTTATAAGCACATGTTCTACTTGTTTTCCGTCTATTGTAACTAAGCTGCTCATATTATTTGTATGTGTGATATTAGTTAAAAAGTCACCCGTACTACCATCTGCTATAAATTCGTCAATATCAAGAATGTTTGCACCGCTGTAACCTAATGTAACTAAATTAACAGGTGACGCACTTGCAGGCGCTGTAGTAAATGTTACTGTTTGATTATCGTAATTAATTGAGTAATCAGTATCTACTGTTTTTAGGCTGTATCCAACTTTTACAAACAATGCTGTTTCTGTTGATGGTGATGTACCAATACTAAAAGTTGTAGTTGTTCCGTCACCTACATAATTCCGCTGTGTGATTTGGCTTGATCCGCCTGTAGGTCTTTCGTACACTTTAATATCAACTGTGTCAAATACTCTGCCAGGTAAATCTTCATCAGGCCCGCGACTATTATTAGGAGTATAAAATCCATCACCGTCGACATTAATTGATTCTGCTGCAATACCTTGAGCTGTATCATATTGTAAATTACCTCCAGATAATAAAGTATCATATGTTCCTGGTATAGGAAGGAAACTTCCGTCACTAGTTGATTTTCTAATAATAATAGTGTCTCCTGCACCAACTTCGTCGCCTGATGAAATTACATCAACAACATATCCTGACACGCCTGTATCATTTTCGCCAAAGATACTTTCTATTGTAGCAAAGTTTGGTTTGCTTAATACTGGAGCAAAATATGTATTGAACAATGCATAACCTAATGGGTTGTTTGCTAACATACCTGCTGGTGTTTTTAAACTATCATCCCATTCAGGACTAAGACTGCCGCCATCCCAGTATACACTCATAT